ATCAAAGAATTCGAAGGGCTCAGACTGCAAGCATATAAGTGTGCCGCAGGCGTTCCCACAATCGGATGGGGCTCCACTTCGGGCGTAGCAATGGGCACAACCATTACAGCTGCGGAAGCCGAATCTCGACTCATTAAAGACTTACAGCCTGTCGAGTCTGTAATTAATTCGACCGTCAAGGTTCCTCTTACACAAAACCAATTCGATGCTCTCGCCGCCTTCATCTTCAATGTCGGCCCTGGAGCGTTTGTGCGATCCACACTGAAGAAGTGTCTGGATCTATCGGACTACACAGCTGCGGCTGATCAGTTCCTTGTGTGGAATAAGGCTCGCAATGCTGAAGGTAAAGCAATCGCCCTTAAGGGACTAACAATACGTCGCAGCAAAGAGCGCGATTTATTTCTGTCGAAGGAATGACAAATGAGTATCCAAAAGTTCACAGCCGACCAGTTGACGAACTCTCAATATCACTCAGACACTTCCAAATTTACCGGCTCGCAGTTCCCGCACCTCTCCAGCTCCGGCATGAAGAAGCTGATCGAGTCTCCAGCCGCATATAAAGAAATTTACATAGACGGCTTTCAAGGTACTGGTTCACCTGCTTTGGACTTAGGTTCTTACGTTCACGCTCTAATTCTCGAACCGCATACGGTTGCAGACGACTTTGTAATTTGGAAGGGCGGAACACGTCGCGGCCGTGAATGGGATGAGTTTCAATTCTTTCACAAAGGCAAGACAATCATCCGTGAGCAGGATCATGAGTTAGCTCAGAAGATGCTGAAGGCCTTTTACGATTCAAAACACGCCACGTCTCTGATTGACAGACATAACGGTCAGCCTGAAGTGTCCTTCCTTGGAGAAATGGACGGCGTACCTGTTAAAGTTCGCACCGACTGGCTGAGAGAAACCTCATACCCAGGCGACCCTAATACTGCTGGAGCCATTGTCGACATTAAAACCACATCGGCCCCACTCAACGATGATGAAATTGCCAACACCATCTACAAGTACAGCTACGAATTGTCCACAGCTCTATACCTGGACGTTCTTCAGCAGTATGACGGAAAGCAACGCTCTTTCTACTTTGTCTTTATAAGTAAACACGGAGATTGTGCCTGTCGCGTTTGGCGAGCCTCTGATGTGCTTGTCGAGTTGGGCCGCAAAAAGTACAAGCGCGCCATTGAAATGTATAAAGACTGTCTCATTTCGGGATTTGACCGCTCAACGGAGCCGGATGCAATTCCGACCATCACTCCACCTCTTCACCTCTACGGCGACTATGGTCGATGAAACTGCTCCACCTCCCAACACTCCCGACGATCCGCTCCCTGGCCTACTCCGCCCACAGCTACGTGATTCTTCGCAAGAACCACGCTTTTGACCGGTGGATTGGGCTCTACTATTCATCCGCTGGCCGCCTTCTCTACAACACTTCGCACCAATCTGAACGCCAAGTGCTGAAAAAACTGCTTCGCGCGGTTGAGAAGCGCCTATCTAATTATTCGAATTGACTCAACTCGAAAACCATAAGTGCTCCGCAGCAAGAGAGTGAAGCCATGTCCAAACAAACAGCCAAGAACAAAATGAGCCGCGCACAGCTGCGGGAACTGTTCACTGAGCAGATGCTACGTGCTGTTGAAACTAGGGGCTTTGTTGGCGAACTATTCAAGATGCTTGATGAAATTAAGGATCCTGATAAGCGCCTAGGTAGGGCCATTGATCTGATGAAGTTCGTTATGCCACAGCTCGCCGCGCAAAAAATCGAGGTTGAGCAGGTAGGTGGACAGGTCGAGCGAGTAGTATTCCGCCCCATCGAACCACCGAAGATCGAATCTAAACAAGCCTAATCATTTATTTTTCCCTTTAGCAGCCTCATGCTAGATAGGCATGCACCGTGCTAAAGGGGCGTGGAGGGGGTAAACGCCTCGGACACCTCATTCCTACCCCGACACAGACCAACCCAACTTTGAAACTAGTCCGCCAAAAAGGCATGAACCATGCTAATCGCAGCACTTCTCATCGGGCTTGCAGCATCCCTGCACCTCTCACATCTCGACCTGGAGCGCCACGCGAACGACCCCGATTGGCGAGGACCGCCGTAAGGACACACCATGACAATCCCAAAGATCGGGCACCGCCCACTCAGATTCGGCATGCGTGTGCGCGTGACCGGCAAAGACCACTTTTACGAAGGCCTTGCAGGCACCCTGGTCGCGGCCGCATGCCACGAGCCCTTCTATCAGATCAGCTTCGATGTAATGCCCGAAACCGAAGCCTGGATCGACGGAGACTCCGTCACGCCCCTCAATAAGGATGAGCCCGGATACGAGCCTGACGAGCCACTTCCGGAGCTTCACGTTGAGATTGAAGACTAACCCCAAACCCAGGAACCACTATGGCCGGCAAGAAGAGCTTGGACGCTCAAGAACTATGGCTCGACTACGGCGTAGACGTTGCCGCCCGTAAACTATTTTGGTCCGGAGATGTTGATTCTGACTTTGCCTACCGATGCATTGCAGGGCTTCACCTTCTTCCAGGTACCGCCCCCATATCAGTTTCGATTCAGTCCTATGGCGGATCTGTTGACGAGATGTTCGCCATATACGACGCCGTAAAGGCATTCCCTGGCGAAGTAACAATGACCGTCAGCGGGTACGCATGCAGCGCAGGGTGCATCATTCTTCAGGCCGCAGATCGCCGCCTTGTCCGCCCAAACGCCTTCATCATGCACCACGTCGGCGAAGGCGGCTACGGCAGTCAACATCCCCGCAACCTGAAGCTGGCGCAGAAATGGTACGACGTGCAGCTGAGGCGCATGGAAGAGATTCTTTACGCAAAGATCAAAGAGAAGAACCCCAAATTCAGCCTTGAATCATTCCGCAACCGGCACGACTGGGACCACTACCTGTCGGCGACCGAGGCTGTTGAATGGGGCCTTGCCGACGAAGTTACCGAGGAATAAAAATGGCCCGCACTTCTAAATATTCCGCCAACGAGAAATGGTTTATCACACAGCTTCGCGGTCTATGGAGCGAGTGGCCACCCAAGACCGAATGCATTACCGCATCCCGACGCGGACCAGACAAGTATGAATGCGCCCATTGCAAGGGCCTGTTCCGACGTTCAAACATGCACGCTGACCACATCTCCCCAGCAATTGACCCCATCAAGGGATACGAAGGCCGGGGCACATATGCCGAGCGCCTATTCGTAGACGCCGACAAACTTCAAGCCTTATGCATCTCATGCCATAAAGAAAAGACGACAGCGGAAAACAAACTTCGAGCTGCAGCGAGGCGCACCACTACAGCTGCGGAGTAAGACCCTATGTCCAACAAAAACAAATCCGCTTCAGAGCGGACCATATCCCTCTTACCCTTCCAATGGGACTTTGTTACCGCAAAGGAAAAGTACGTACTTTTCAACGCCGGGATTGGTACAGGCAAAACTCACGCCGCATGTACTTTCGTTGTTAAGCAGATCATTGAACAACCCAAAGAGGTACAGGGCTTCATCGGAGCCATGTCCCACCGACAGCTAAACAACACCGTCTTTCCTGCATTAAAGAAAGCCTTCGACGACGCCGGGGTCAGATACGAATGGAACGAAGGCAAGGGCTTCTTTATCGCCAATGACCGTAAGGTCGTATACAACACAATGGACGAAGATTCGATTAACTCCATCCTCGGTATTGAAATAGGCTGGTTCTGGATTGATGAATCAGACTATTGCCCCGAGTATTCAATCAAGACTGTCAAGTCGCGCTTACGCTGCCCACGCGCATCAGCTTTGATGGGAAGATTCACTTCATCCCCAAACGGCTTCCGCGTAATGTACGACCTATTCGTGGCCAACCCTGATGAAAACCACAGGATGATCAAGGCTACAACTTACGACAACCCATTCCTGCCACCCTCATACATCTCGGACCTTAAGAAGCAATACACTCCGCTGGAATTCCGGCAGCAGGTATTGGCTGAATTCGTCAACCTCTCAGGCGGCCAAATCTACGACTGCTTTGACGAGTCGAAGCACCTTCTGGAGTTTGACAATAGGGATTTAGATTCTAAGGTATACATCGGCGTTGACTTCAACGTCGGGCAGATGAATGCCGTATGTTGCAAGTTCATCGACAACAAGTTCTTTGTGTTTGACGAGATACACCTAAAGAACAGCAACACTATCGGAATGGCCAAGGAAATTATAAAGCGCTTCCCAGCCTATCAAAGGGAAGTGTTGCTTATCCCCGACTCAACATATGACACCCGTAGCGTAACAAGCGAGCAGACTAGCAAAGAGATTCTGCGGCGCCTTAAGTTTCAAATCATGCATACACGCAACCCCCATATCGGCGAACGCCAAATGGCTCTGAACGCCACGTTCTGGAATGAGGGAAGCGACGATCGACGCATTTTAATACATCCGCGCTGTGGCAACCTGCGCAAAGAACTAAACACCCTTACAGCCGACGACAAGGAAGGCGAAGTTTCCCACTTAGCGGTAGCTCTTGGCTACGTTGTGTGGAGGCTGGACCCATTCCGAAGAGGGCGTAGAAAGTCAAGGATACTCTAAATGTCTATCAAAGACCTACAGCCAGAGCTTCTGAACGACCTTCGCACCTCCGACGTGCGACGCTCAGTTACGCGACGCATTCACCTCATATACGAAGAATCAATTGAGCCGGAAGTCAAACGGTCATTGCGTCTTGAAACATCGAAGGATCGTAAGTACCAGCAGCTCATTAGCCGCATACCTGACATAAACATGATTAAAAAGGTAACGGACAAGCTGGCAAAGGTCTACAATAAGCCCGCCGTTCGCAAGGTAAAGACAGGCACGGCAACGGACCAGGAGCTGGTCGACTACTACAGCTCCGCACTTAGCCTCGACCACAAGCTCAACATCGCAAACAAGATCCTCGAATGGGGTCGCATGTGCGCGCTAGAGCTATACCTGGACAGCAAAACCGGCAAGCCCAAGATGCGCGTTCTTGCTCCATATCAGGTGCGCGCCTACTCGAACGACCCAGACGATCCAATGTCAGTCACAGCTGTGACAAAAATCATGGGCCAGAAGACAATCCGCTCTGACTTGGGCGGACCGAAGACTGTGAATATCTATCACACGTTCACAGACGACGAATTCATGATATGGAACGAAGAAGAAATAGTATCCATTGAGCCAAATCCAATCGGCAAAATCCCATTCATATGGCTCAATAAGTCCGAATTTCTCCTCAACAGCTACGCTCCAGAGTCCGACATAAACAGCGCCGTGCTTATCCCCAAGTCATACGCAGACATTTATTACGCCATGGCCTACAGCGCCCATTCAGTTTGGGCTGCCATAGACCTTGTCCTGCCCGAAAAGCTGGACCACGATCCAGGCGCAATTATGGATCTGAAAACTGACACGGACGGGATGGACGGACTCAAGCAGGGCCGACTGGAAACGGTCAAACCATCCATCGACATTGCTGGCTCCCTGGAGCTGATCAAGCAAACCGTGTTCGACATGCTGGAGTCCAGAGGCATTAAGCCGCCTCAGACCACATCCAGCTTGGAGAGACCCAACGCCTCAGCCGCCCTGATCGAAAACGCTGACGCATCGTCGTATATCATTCAGAGCTGCGCCTACTTCCAAAGGGTCGAAGAATCCCTCTGGGAGCTGATCCGCCACATGCATAACAACCTGTGGATGAATACAGACAACGGCATAGAAGTAAAAAAGAACTTCTCCGCAACAGTTAAGCTCGACGTGGTCTTTGCTGAAGTAAAGCCCATCGAAGTAACAGGCACCCAGCTAGACAACCTGAAAAAGCAAATGGACATGGGCCTAATGTCTCGTAAGCAGGCCCTAGCTGAACGCTATCCACACTTCACCGAAGCCCAGCTTGATGCATGGCTTGCCGAGGCAGAGTCGGAAGCTGAAGCAGACGCACAGAAGGAGGCTGAAATTGCAGCTAACAGTCAGCCTACCCAGCTACCTGTCGGCGGAACAACGCGAACAGGTGGGGCAGGCAATAATTCGCAGGATTCAGGATCGGACACTTGAAGGTATTGACTCAGAAGGGAAGCCATTTGCCGGATACTCAAAGAGATACGTTGACTCGAAAGAGTTTCGCATTGCCGGCAAGAGCGCCTCACGAGTAGACCTTCGGCTAACCCATGAAATGATGAACAGTCTCGCTATTACTGAATCCGCAAAGGGCTCAGTGACAATCGGCTTTACATCTACCGAAGCCTCTAAAAAGGCCGAATGGGCTGAAGCCAGCGACAACGGTCCAAGCCGCAAATTCATGGGCATTTCAGAATCCGAGCTTAGCAAGATACTGGCTCAGTATGCAGCCCCAGAGTCAGCAATGAGAAACCTTGCAATCGAAGCGCTGCAGAGGATTTTTAGCTTTGGCAAAACCTCTTAGCTCCCTGAATCTTGAGCACATCATCAGGAATACGATTAACGACAACCTAATGAGGCGCCTCGGACAGCTTGCCGTTGACATGGTTCGCCAGCGTACCCGACTAGGGTACGGCGTTGAGTCGTTCGGCGGCCCGCAACAGAAGCTAAAGCCGCTCGCCACAGGTACGGTCGAAAACCGGCGCAGGAAAACCCTGTCAGGAGATACGTCTCCTAAAAAATCCAACCTCACAGCTACGGGCGAGCTGCTCGACTCCATCGAGTTTCGCCTCTCAGGAGGCAAGATCGAGGTTTTCATCACCGGAGCAAGAAACCAAAAAATCACTGAATACGTCTCAGAGGAACGCCCGTTCTTTGCTCTGACAAAACCCCAAGTCTCACGCCTCGCCGATCTAATCGAAGAGGCAATTAGAAACTATCTTAGAAAAGGACCCTGATCATGTCACAAGCCCAAGTTGGTAACGAAGGCCAGGACAACAACATCGCTGGTAGCGAAAGCCAGAACGCTAGTAGCGGGATGGTGAAGTACGAGTCTTACGAAAAAGTTCTGACCCAGAAGAAGACAGCCGACGCCAAGCTGAAAGAGCTTGAGGCGGAGCTGAACGAACGCCGGGCCAGAGACAAGGCTGAGGAAGATGCTAAGCTTCTGAACGAAAAACGTTTTGAAGAATATATCGCACGCCTCAAGTCTGAAAACGAGCAGCTGCAAAGCCGAATCGCTAGCACGCAGACTGAAATTGCCAACAGCCTTAAGCGCCAAGCGCTTGAGCGCGAACTGGGTGGCTTTGCCCGTCCGGAGTATGCGCAATTCGCAGACCTGTCCGCCATTCAGCTTGGGGAAGACGGATCAGTAGACCTGACCAGCCTTTCCAAAGAAGTTGCTCGATTTCGCGAACATCACCCGCACCTGCTTAAAACGCAGGTTAAACCGCCTCAAAGCGGTGCGCCCCAATCTGCAATGAATCACAAAACCGACCCAGAGAAGGCGTATTACAACGACATTGAGCAAAGGTTCGGTATTAAAGTCATTTGAAAGGAATTTTGATCCATGGCAATTAACACGACTCAAGTAGGCTCCGCTAACGATGATGTTGTCCAACAACCCAACCTCACCGACCGACTCAGCCAAGGCATTCTGGAAAACCTTTTCCTGCTCCGCCTTCTGACCGACGTTTCCAGCCAGTTTGTTCCCGGTATGGATGCGTTCAAGATCCACCAGTGGGGCATGGCTGGAGCGGTAGAAAACACCCTGGAAAACGGCAGCGACCAGTCCGACGGTGGAATGACTACATACAAGCAGACTCTTCCCTGTGACCAGGACAAGAAGAACAGCTTGATCATCTACGACAAAGCTGACCTGATCAGCGCCCTTGACTACCGGACAGGCTTCTTCGCCACAGCTCCGATTCAGCACGCTCGCGCTATGGAAGCCTATGTTGCAGGCCTGATGCGCGCCGCCGCTAACACGAGCATCACCGCTGACGGAACAACCGACTTGATCGACCAAGACACAATGGAAGCCTTGGCGATTGCTTTCGACGAGCAGAACTTGCCTAAGCAGGGTCGCCGACTGGTTGTAACTCCAACCCAGAAGCACGCTCTGATCAAAGCATTCAGCCTGAAAGACGTCAGCGTCGCCGGCTCCAGCGAAGAACTGCGCAACGGTTTGGTAACTCGCCTCTACGGCTTCGATGTGTATGAAGCAAACACTCACATCTTGCCAACCGCAGACGCCAACCAAGCTATGGCCTTCGTAGCTGACGCTGCGTTCTGGGGCATGCAGTTGAACCCAGAGGCTGAAGTTGAGCGTCAGGCTCAGAAGTCTCGCTGGTACATGAGCGTCCGCAGCAAGTACGGCGCGAAAATCAACACCTTCCCGAACGCCGACGGCAGCTCCGTAAGCCGCATCTACCTCGTAGGTAAGGCTCCATAATGCCTAACGCCCTGGAGGTGAGGCATGGCAGACATACTCTATGAGCTTGTCAAAGAAACCAGGGACGATGTGAAGGCGTTGAGTGAAAAGCTCAACGCCCATATTATCCAGACCAATCAGCAAATTGAAGAAGCCAGACGCCCAACCAGCTGGCTGCACATGACTGGCAATATCATTGTTAAGCTTGGCGCAGCTGGCGGGATGTTTTCTGTCTTCAAAACCCTTTTCGACCACCACCCTAAGTGAGGCGCTATGCAAGACTTAAAGGACAAACTCACAGTGCTGCACACCACAGACGGTGTTGCTTTCGCTGATAAGAGTGCTGATGCGTTTGACCTATTGCGCGGCAGCCTTACAGTTTCGGTCATGTTCTACGTCGGCTTCCGCAAACCAGTCAATACACTGTTCTTTGCGGTTCCGACGTCTAACAGTAACGCAGGCACCTGGACTGTTTCATATTATGACGGCACCTGGAAAGCCCTGGACGCCCACTTTGACTCTCCGAGCTTCACAGAATCGGGCTTCGTTCGATGGCTAGAACCTGCATCTGAAACATCAATCGCAACGGGCGGCAAAACCCTCTATTGGTACAAATTCACCCACTCAACCAGCTCTTCCGTAAGCTTATCAGGCATTGGCCCGCTCCTTTGTTCCGCACACGACATTGAAGACTTAGACTTCAACGTTGACGAACCATCAGACACAAAGCTGAAGGCTATGGTTGCCGCCCGCAACTATATGTGCAAGGAGATGCAAATATCTGCCTGGGATTTACTGAACGTACCAGACGTATCAGACGCCGCCACATTTTATGCACTCTACGTCCTATACTCAAATCGCTCAGACCGACCAGACGACCACTATGCAATTCTTGCATCAGACTATCTGGAAAAATACAAAGCCTTAAAGTCCAAAGTCGCAGTAACCATTGACCGCGACGACGACGGCAAACAAGACGACGGCGAAAGACAAACGTCACGCACCGTCTACTTTGAGAGGTGAGCATGTTCGCCTCTCTATATTCAAACATTAAAGCGCACCTATCAGCTACGCTCCCCGACCATACAGCCCTGCCGTTTGAAATTGAAGTGGAGCGGAATCGACAAGGCTCCACCCGCAAAGGCTATGGTGTCTCCATCCTAAGCTCTCAGGCAACAGGCGAGCTGGTCGGCGCGACAACCCTCGATGTAACAGTCGAGGTAAAGCTTTCTGACAAATATGAGCCGAACCGGAATAACGACTCGGCCCAGCAAGCTGTAAGTCAAGCTCTTGCCGAACGATGCTTGGATGCTTTCAAATCTCTTGCATCATCTAAGCTAGGCGGCACTTCAGGTGTCCGAAATGTTACACTTCGCGAAATATCAGACGCAAACTTTCTCGACGACGAAAAAACAGTTTTTCGGTCGCTAACCCTTTCAGCAAACGTAAAGGTTTAATATGTCAGACGTAGTAAAAAAGAATACCGTAGTATACGTAAAAAGAGAAACGACCGAAGGAACCTACGTTGCACCTGCTGCGGGCGGCGACGCGGTTCAAACTCTTTCCGAAGGTCTTGAAATGACTCCAGCGAAAGAACTTATCGACCGCAGCATTTCACGAGGCGGTATTGGCAAGGTTGCAGGCCGGCCCGGCCAAGAGTCAGTTACGGCAACCATCCCCGTCGAATTCAAAGCCGGCTCCACCGAAGGTGCTGCCCCTGAATACGACCTACTTATCAAGGGCTGTCTGGGCGCAAAACGCTCGGTCGCCACAGGCGTAACTGCCTCGACTGCCGACGGCGCAACCGGCACAGCCTCGCGCATTCCACTCGCAAACGCAGACAAGAATAAATATGCCGTGAACGACATGGTCAAGGTCCGTCACAGTTCGGTCGACTATATCGTGCGTGTAACGGCTGTATCTAACACAGACGGCTCTGTTTCCATCACCGTCCAACCCGCTCTTGACTCTGGTTCATTCGGCAGCGGCGACACTGTTTCAGCTGTCACCACTTACCTGTGCGCAGACTCAGGCCACGATACTCTGTCCATCACCAAAGAGATGGAAGGTGCGAGCGTGGAAAAAGGAATTGGCTGCCGCGTTAAGAGCATGTCAGTCAACAACTTCTCAACTGGCCAAATCGCAGACTTCAGCTTCGGCCTGGAAGGACTCAGCTTCGAGCGAGCCTTGAGCGGAACCGGACTGACAGCCTCGTTCGACACATCAGAGCCCCCACTGATCCTGGGTGCAAAAGTCTTCATCGACGGCGTTGAAGTTGATGTTAACGAAGTGTCTGTGTCCGTTGAAAACACCGTCGCCTTCAAAACGGCAACCGGCGCACCTAAGGGTAAGCTTGGCTCGCGCATCACAGAACGCGTCGTACAAGGTAGCTTCAATCCCTACAAGCAAGACGACGACATGACCTTCTATACGAAGTTCAACGCCACAACCACATTCGGTCTGATGCTCTACGCCTACAACCCAGCCTCAACCGCTGGCCAGAAAGAGCAAATTGTCGCCATTTACATTCCTGACTGTCTCATCACCGAGCTTGGCGAAAGCGACCAGGACGGGCTGATGCAGGAAAACGTGAGCTTTTCGGCTGACGGCTCTGACATTTACGTTTCGTTCATCTAAGCTTTAACGGAGACACGCACCATGACTATCCTTTACATGCCAGACGAAAAGGTTCCACTTCGAATCGACGACCTAACGGTTCAAGTTCAGCAACTCACCATGGCCCAGAAAGCCACGATCATCGAGAAGCTGACCCAGGCGAACAACCCAATGGCACTTGTTGACGCATCGCGGTTAGCCGTGAAGTACGGCGTCAAGGGTCTTGAAGGTGTCACCCTCTCGAACGGGACACCTTACAGGATAGAATTTGAAGGTGAAATTTTGTCAGACAAGTCGGTGGAGGCAATTCTCTGCCTCCCACAGAGCGACAAGATTCAAGGTGCGTGTTTCGCCCTTCTGAAGGGCATTGCAAACCCACTTGTTGACGCCAACGGTAAGCCCATACCCGGCGTTGAGATTATCGCGGCCAAGTCAAAGAAGGCTGCAAAAAACTAATAGAGCCGCCGCCCCTTGCGCTTCTGATTCTTGAGGCTGTTCTGTCCATATCTAGCCTCAGAACTGAAGACTTTCTAATGCTTCACGTCACCTTTGATGTGTTCGCAAACCCAAAGTCCAACCTGGACTGTGAAAAGAGCCTCTCACGATTCGAAAGGTTCCAAGACGAAACTGAACGCAACTCACGCATCGCACAGTTTCGCCAATCGCGAGGGTGTGGCGGCCTTCCTTCTCCTCAGACCTACAGATTCTACCCGTTCCAACTCAAAACCTGCCCATGCACGTTCCAAAATCGGGCGCGCTTCGGCCACATATGGACGCTCTCCGACAGCTTCGAAAAGCACGGCGTCCTTCCATTTCCTGGGTCGCTGACCCAACAGCCCGCACTGATCATCGAAGCCTTCGACGTTCTTCGCGGACTTAAGAGCAAGTACGAACAACAAAGGAATAAATGAAATGGCGGATAAGTACACGTTTTCCGTAGACGTTGAAACACTCAACGCCATTAAGAAACTCCGCGCCCTTGGCGATGAAGCCTCGGACGTCGGCGATAAGAACGAGAAAGCCGCTAAGAAGGCGTCCGGATCATGGGAAACCTTCAAAGGCGTGATAGGTGGAGCCGCAGTCATTGGTACACTTAGGGCCATCGGCGACGCTGCGACCGGTGCCTTTGGGGCCATTCTCGAATCGACGAAGACTACAGAGCGAATCAAGACTGAACTTGAGGTTATGACTGGCTCTGTCGAAGCTGCCGAAGCTGCCTATGCGAACCTGCAGAACTTCGCTGCTACAACCCCCTTCCAGATTGAAGGCATTGCCGATGCGGCCAGACAGCTCATCGCCTTCGGTTTCGACTCAGGTACGGTCACAGACAAACTAAGGGTCATAGGCGACGTAGCGTCAGGCTCCGGCTCATCGCTCCAGGACCTGACCCAGATCTTTGGTCAAGTCAGCGCCGCAGGGCAACTTACAGGAGAAAGATTCAATCAACTTTCCGAAAGAGCCGTTCCCATTGGTAAGGCCCTTGCCGAAACGATGGGCGTTGCAGAATCCGCCGTCAAAGACCTTGTCAGCAACGGCGCTGTAGACTTTAAGACCTTCGAAAAAGCCTTCTCATCCCTCGCTCAAGAGGGTGGACTTTTCTTCGACGGCATGAACAAGAAAAGCCAGACTCTGGACGGGGTTCTTTCGACTCTTGCAGACACATTCGACCTTGCAGCTTCGGACATAGGGCAGGGTTTCCTCCCGGTCTTGAAAGAGGTTGTAACCTCCATATCTGAAACAATCCTGGCTAACCGGGAAATGATCAAATCTTTCGCGGTCAAGTTTGGCGAATCCTTCACGGAATTCTTCCGCACAGCTGTGGAATACGGCAAGGCGTTCGGAGAATTCGTCTCGGAAAACCGCGAACTGCTCGCGTTCCTCGGTACCGCTCTAGGCGTGGCCGCTGCCGGCTGGGGCATATACGCAACCGCCGTCACAGCCGCAAGTGTCGCACAAGCTGCCTTTGCCGCCGTGAACCCTGTGGTTCTGGCTCTTGGAGCCGCTACGGTTGCCATTGCAGCCGCCATACGTTACTGGGACGAGCTGAAAATTGCCTTCTACGGCACCATTGCAGCTATGGCAGAGCTAGCCTCATACATTCCTGGACTCGGCGACTCAATGAAGGAACTAGCCGCCTCAGCTACGGCCGAAGCGGAAGCCATTCAAGCCGCGAAGGACGCTAAGGCTGCCGATGCTGCCGCGACCGACGAACTTGCACTTAAGAAGGATGAGGCTGCTACCGCCGCAATTACGGCCAAGCAGAAGGAAGTTGCCGCAGTCGACACGCTCAATAAAGAGGAGCGGAAGAAGGCTGAGGAGCACGCAAAGGCTTTGGCTGAATTGAAGGCAGAGCAGCGGGCACAGGAAGAAGAGCTTAGAATTCTTCAATCTGAAGAGTCTGTCGTTAATAACGACGCTCGCCTGCAGTCTCTCATTGAACAGCTTGGCAAAGAAGAAGCTATAAGGGCGGAAGCTCGGCTAAGGTACCTCGAAGGCGAACAACAAACGACCTTCATCGTTAGAGAGCAAGAGCTTTTCAAAGAAGAGATACGCAAAAAAGCACTTGAGCGTCAAATTGAAGACACTCGCAGAACTAGCGAAGGCCTACTTACTCTTCAGCAAGAATATGACAAGAAGATCGCAGACAACGAAAAGAAGAAAGAAGAAGACGCAAAGCGTAAGCGGATCGAAGAGCGCAAAGCTCGACAGGACGACTTCTTCAACTTCGCAAACACCGAAGACGCCAAAGCTGAATGGGCTGAGAAAACTGAAGCTCAGAAAGTTTCGACCGTTCGCGACTCTTTCAGAACCCTCGCTATGCTCAGCAAAGACGGCAACAAGCAGCTTGGCGAAATTGGCAAAGCCGCTGCTATTGCAGGTGCAACAATTGACACCTACAAAGCGGCAAACGCTGCATATGCTTCACTTGCAGGCATTCCCGTCGTAGGTCCAGCGCTTGCTACTGCCGCTGCAGCCGCTGCCGTTGTCGCAGGTCTTGCTAACGTCAGGCAGATACAGTCAGGCAGATTCGAGCGTGGCGGTATAGTCGCAGGCTCTTCATACACTGGCGACAACATCACAGCTCGCGTCAACTCAGGCGAACTAATCCTCAACCGCGCCCAACAAAAGAACCTCGCCCCGCAACTGATGGGGCAGGACAACTCTGACGTTGTGGCAGCAATCTCACTCCTGCGCGAAGACGTTCGCTCACTCCAACTTACGATTGGCGATGAGGAAGTCTTTAACGCAGTAAACAGGCAAGTACAGTCAGGGAGACAGCTTTGAGCTACTTCTACGCATTTAATGAGATTCGCTCAGTAACACCGAGTAGCGAAGACGCCTTCTATCCAGCTTCTAACCTTCTTGAGCATCCAACTTACAAAGAATACAGAGCAGATACAACTGAGGCGACCCTACTCCTTGACTTAAACTACATGGCCACATGCAGCTCACTCTTGATGTGCGGGAATGCAGCCACGGGCAATATGCAGTTGACTTCAATCATACTTGAAGCAAACACAGCGAACCTGTGGACGAGTCCAGCCTTCTCAGTCAGCTACGAGTTGACCACTGACAACCAGATAAACAACCTTGTAGCCCTACATTTTTCACCTCAGACCTTCAGATATTGGAGACTGACGGTGAAAAATCCAGGCGGAGCATATGTCGGAATTTCAAATCTATTCCTAGGGTCGCGCATAGAGCTTCCCGTAGATATTGGATACAGCTTCACCCTTCTGTCTCGATCTGAAATATCCAGAGGCAGATACGGCCAGAGATTTATCGACAAGCTCCCATCTATCCGAAGGCTAGACGTTTCAATGTCTGTAATGAACGAAACAGAGCGTTCGCAATTGGAGTCAATCACTCACTACTGCGAAACTCACACTCCGCTTTGGATTCTTTTAGATTCAGGCCTTCTTGAGGGTGGATATTTCTACCTCGACAAGTCTCCAAAGTTCGAAAATCAAGCCTACAAACTTTACAACACAAGCCTTGAGCTGACAGAGGTTGTATGACTATTCAAGAGCCAACCTTTAAGCGCCTTTTTGTTGACGAGCTGCACACCTCTGTCACGCAGGTTCTACGACCTGCAAGACAGCTGACCATTGAGCGAATCCAGCCGCACCTATTCATTCAAGGGACGCCAACCGGAACTGTGAAGTTCAGGATATTCAAAGGCACTTCAACGGTAGATCTTGTTGCAGAGCAGAGCTTGGACCTTACAGATGCAATAACCCAAGCTGGCAAGACCAAGACATACTACCACGGCTACATCAGTTTCGTGTTCGACAGTCCGCCCATACTAGCAGCCGGCACATACACCCTGCAGCTCTTCGCAGACTCATACACCTTCGACACAGAAACATTCATCGGCTGGGTCATGCTTCCTTCTGACCCTTCTCAGACAGATCCAAACACCTATCCACACGACATTGCTGTGGTGGAGATTAGGGGACAATAATGGCCATTAGAATTATAGACTTTGCTACGGGCTTTCAGACTGATGAAAATCCAGCCTCCACGGTTTCAGCTAGCAACATCTCTGTTACGCCAACCGGCGACCTTTCATCAACCACAGTTCAGGCTGCACTTGTTGAGCTTCAGACTGACATTGATGCATCTGAGGCGGCTCACAGTTCACATACGAGCAACACGTCTAACCCCCACTCTGTAACGAAGGCGCAAGTCGGGCTAAGCAATGTCGACAACACTAGCGACATGAACAAGCCTGTATCTACCGCTCAAGCGGCAGCTGATGCGGCTGTACTTTCGTCTGCTCAATCATACGCCAACGCAGCTGTTGCTAGCCTCGTAGACTCTTCGCCAATAACGCTAGATACGCTCAATGAGCTTGCGGCAGCACTTGGCGACGATCCAAACTTCGCCACGACCACAGCTACGGCATTAGGAAACAGGCTCCGGATCGACACAGACTCCCAGGGCTTAACGGGCACCCAGAAGACAAATGCTAAGACAAATATTGACCTTCAAAATGTTGACAACACTAGCGACGCAACCAAGAACGCTGCAACCGCAACCCTGACCAACAAGATTTACGAAGGCGGAACCGCCTCGGCAACATCACAGCTTCGCCTTCCCAAAGCTGGAACCGCAGTCCTTACGGCGCTCGGGCGTCAGCAAGGTGCGCTCTACTATGACACCGACCTTGGTAAAGCAGTATTAGACAACGGCTCAGCGCTGAACCCTGTCGGCTCTGGATCTGGCACCGGAACCGGTTCACTCAATATCGTGACCAATCCGTCAGCGGAAAACGACACGACCGGCTGGACCGCAGCGACGAATTACACAGTAGCGCGGGACACTTCTAACTCACCGCTACAGGGCGTTGTCAGTACCTGCCTAGCCATGTCCACCACGACAGCCAGCACTGAGTCTTCAACCTCTGGTGTTCGGGCTACGTCTCTCACAATGCCAGCTGCTCTGCGCGGCGGCAAGGTGCAGGCTAACCTCTGGGTCACTGTCCCAGCTACCTCGGCCGGTGTTTGGCGCTTGTCGGTGTATAACGCATCCGGAACGCGCATGACCCTGGACCGTGACAGCTCCAGCGTCTTCACGCTGCCCGGT